TGATGTCCTATTGAATCGAGAATCACAGGACAACGTTGAGAAAATGCTTCAGACGAAGATCGTTCAAGGTTTCCTGTACCAACTGGAAGAAGAAGCTTTGGCCAAGAAGAATGCCAAGCTGAAAACCAAGGTCGTCACTCGTGATGATCTGGGGAAAACCAAAGATCTGGAAATTGAATTCAATCCGGCATCTGCTCCCCAACTACAAAAACTCCTATATAATAAAGAGTTCCTTGGCCTTCCAGTTTTGGATAAAACAGATTCTGGTCTCCCTTCTACGGGAGCAGATACGTTTGAGAAACTGCTTAAACAGCAGATCTCCGAGGAGACAGCGAACTTCTTAAACGTGTTGTTGGAGTACAAGGCTTCGGCCATCATCATCTCCACATTCATCCCTGCCTTCTTGAAGGCTGTTCCGGGATTAGATGGATGGCATTACCTCTTTGGTAACTTCCGGTTAGGAGGGGCGCTCTCTGGGCGTCTGTCATCCAATAATCCAAACCTTCAGAACATTCCAAGTTCTGCTGGTGGTCCGTTGAAGTCGAGACTTGCCAATCTGATCAAAGAATCCTTTGAAGCTCCTCCCGGATGGTTATTCGTAGGACTGGACTTCGATTCTCTCGAAGACCGGATCTCTGCTCTCACCACACGAGACCCTGAGAAACTGAAGGTCTACACCGACGGTTACGATGGTCACTCACTGAGAGCCTACGGATACTTCGGACACCAGATGCCTGATATCGACCCTTCTTCTGTGGATTCAATCAACAGCATTGCCAAAAAGTACAAGTCAATCCGTCAGGAATCGAAGGCTCCTACCTTCGCTCTGACCTATCAAGGAACATACCATACTTTGATGAACAACTGTGGTTTCAGTAAAGAGAAAGCTCAGGATATCGAATCCAAGTATCTGAATATGTATCAGGTTTCGATTGAATGGGTGAACCAAAGACTCGAACAAGCTACTCAGGATGGTTACATCACTGTGGCCTTTGGTCTGAGGGTGAGAACTCCTCTATTGGCTCAGACTATTCTGAACACTGGGAAGACACCCAAGGAGGCTGCTGCTGAAGGTAGAACAGCCGGTAACGCTATGGGACAGTCATACTGTATGCTGAACTCTAGGGCAGCTTCTGGCTTCATGAAGAAAGTCAGACGGTCCAGCCATCGTCTGGACATCAAACCATGTGCTCACATCCATGATGCTCAATACTATCTCGTAAGAGACGGAGCATACGACAGCCTTGTGTATATAAATACACACCTCCCTAAAGAGGTGGCTTGGCAGGATGATCCTGAAATCTGGCATGATGAAGTGAAACTCTCTGGTTCGTGTGAGATCTTTTACCCGAACTGGAACCATGGATTCGACATTCCAAATGGGGCTGACGTTCCGACAATCAAAACCAAGATCAAAGAACACCTCTCTGATCTGAAAGAAAAAGGCATTACAGTATGAAAAATACCATCAACGTCTCTCACATTCGCTACTTTGATGAAGAGAATTATAAGGAAATTCGTGGCTACGACTTTTTGAATTTCCAAAATCCCGGATGGGTTATCTTTACTTGGGAAGAGAAGTCTGAAGTTCTGTCTATCAATGCATCACGTATTGCTGAGATTGTCAGTACAGTAGAAGAGTGTGAACCATGAAAAAACTAACGAACGATCATCAGATCGACCTCCCTATGGCTGTATGGCTTTTACAACAAGGCTATTATTCTGGGGCTGATGTTGCACCAGAAGGTGAACTAATTTCTGTCACTACGTTGATGAAACCAACTCGACATCTGATTCTCGAACGTCAAGTAAATCAAAATCAGGAAGTTGTTGATGTTTCTGATTTAATTGCCTCGCGAATGGGTCATGGTCTCCATGATTCTATTGAGCGAGCATGGACCGAGGGCGACTGGAAGGGGGCGATGCGGCGTCTCCACTATCCCCAGTCAGTGATTGATCGTATAAAAATCAATCCAGATCTCTCGACACTCAGTAAGGACGATATTCCAATTTTCTTGGAACAACGCCGATTCAAGAAAATCGGGGGTATCGTCCTTACTGGGCAGTTGGATTTTGCTATCAACGGTGCATACCGTGATGTAAAAAGCACTTCAACTTTCAGCTATACTTCTGGGTCTAAAAATCAGGACTATATTCTACAAGGATCTATGTATCGTCTAATCATGCCAGAATTCATCTGGCAGGATAAAATGAGAATTGAATTTATCTTCACCGACTGGCAGAAATATCGAACTAAGACAGATCCAAATTATCCTAAAACCCGAATCACTCATAAAGAGTTTCCTTTGATGAGTTTAGCTGAAACTGAAGAATGGATCCTCAACAAACTGAATGACATAAAGCAAAATGCCAAACATGTAACAAATCAGGATAAAATGGTTCGGTGTTCTGACAAGGAACTGTGGAAACAATCCGATACCTACAAATACTATGCTAACCCAGAAACTGCGAAGAAGGGTGGGCGTGCAACGAAGAGCTTCGACAAACTCGCTGATGCCGAACAACACAAATCTGACAAAGGCAAAGGCATTGTCATTACCGTTCATGGTGAGGTGAAAGCCTGTGAATACTGCTCTGCCTTTTCAGCCTGTGAACAAAGAAAGGAATATTTTCCAGATGTCTAAAAATGAAATCAAACTCATGCTTCAAATCATTGAGAATCTATCAACGTATACAACAGATGATAATTATACCGAGATGATCAAGGATGAGATACGCAATGGAATTCCAACATTTAAAAATGATGTAGATACACTTCAGAACAAATTAAAAGGTATGCTTTGATGGCTAATTTCTATGATCTTTCAATCATAGAAAATACACCACATCACCAAGCAATGAACGATTTAACTGACCTGCTCTGTCACAGAACAGGTCAAGTAAATCGTGACTTCTTTCAGGCTGAAGTGGCGTATTTTCTAGGTCTTATCCCCTCTTCCATGAGGGTAAAGATCGTCAGTCCTGAACGGGGTATTATCCCCATCAACATCTATTCTATTGCTCTGGCTACATCAGGTTTTGGTAAAGGTCACTCTGTTTCTCTGCTGGAAGAAGTTCTTACTGGATTCCGTGACAACTTCATGAAATCCACCTTTGGGGTACTAGCTGAAACTAGCTTATTTAATTTAGCTATAGATATTGCTGCTTCCAAAGGTGGTGATGAACAAAAAGAACTTGAAGCTTTGCAAGCTGACTTTAAAAAACAAGGTCATGCTCCTTTTATATTCGACAGTGGAACTGGTCCTGCTGTAAAGCAACTTCGATATAAACTTCTACTTGCACAGGCTGGATCAATCAACTTCCAGATGGATGAGATTGGTTCTAACCTGATGGGAAATAACGAAGTTCTTAACGTACTGTTAGAGCTTTATGACTTAGGTAAAATTAAAGCAAAGCTTGTAAAAAATACTCCAGATAATGAACGAGGTTTGGATATTGCTGGTGCCACACCATCAAATGTTCTGATGTTTGGTACAAGTTCTAAACTCTTCGATGGTTCAAAAATCGAGGAAGAATTTTACTCCTTCTTGGCAACGGGTTATGCCCGACGCTGTTTTTTTGGTATGGGGCAGAAAGAAAGTGCTGTTTCAACCATTAATCCAGAAGATGTCTACAATGGTCTAGTGTCTAAAAATCAATCTCAAGCACTACAACGTTGGCAGACATACCTCACTAAGTTCGCTAACCCTCAGTATCATGCACTGGAACTTTCAGTACCAAAACCAGTGGGTGTAGAACTGGTAAGTTATCGTCTTCAATGTGAAGCGATTGCTAACCAAATGCCTGAGCATGAGGAAATCCGAAAGGCTGAACTATCGCATCGGTATTTCAAATCCCTGAAACTCGCTGGGGTGTATGCTTTCCTTGATGAATCTACGGAAATCCAGACTCAGCATCTACGTCAGGCTATCAAAGTTGCGGAAGAATCAGGATACTCATTCCAAAAACTTCTAAAAAGAGAACGGAACTTTGTTCGATTGGCGAAATACATTGCATCTAGTGCAGATAATCTTACTCATGCGGACTTAGTTGAGGATCTACCCTACTATCCCTCATCTAATACTGCTCGAAAGGAAATGATGGATCTAGCGATGGCATGGGGAGTCTCAAACCATGTAGTCATTACCAAGAATGTGGTACAGCAGGTGGAATTCTTCTCTGGTTCCACACTAGCGGAAACTGATCTGAATAAACTAAGTTTTAGTTTCTCAAATCATTTCGCTTATGACTACGAAAATCAAGAACAGCCTTTGGATAAACTTCCAATTCTGTTGGGTCAACCAAACCTTCACTGGGCAAACCATCGCTTTGAGGGAGGTCACAGAGCTGAAGATAAGGTAATAGAAGGGTTCAACATGTTGGTGGTTGATGTGGACGGTGGAATCACTCTAGAAGCCGTACATGAGCTCCTGAAAGACTATACTTTCATTACGGCTACCACCAAGCGTAACACTAAAGATGAGCATCGGTTCAGACTGATTATGCCAACAAACTATTATCTTCACTTGGGAAAGAACGACTATAAGGAATTTATGAACTCTTTCCTTTTGTGGTTGCCATTTGAAAGTGATGTTTCAGCTAATCAAAGATCCAAAAAATGGCAAACTTGTGAAGACTCTCAGATTCTGATACATCGTGGTCCCCAGATCATTGATGTATTGCCTTTCATTCCGAAAACCAAGGCAAACAGCGAATATGTTCAACAAGTCGCAGACCTTGGAAATCTCGACAATCTGGAACGTTGGTTCTTGAACAATTTGGAAGTAGGAGGTAGAAATAACACCCTATTGAATTATGCTATGATGCTCAAGGATGCAGGAATGGGATATGATGAGCTTGAGAAAAAGGTCATCACCTTGAACAACCAGTCAGAAGCTCCTCTGAAGAAGGATGAGATCTACTCGACTATTCTGAAATCGGTTGCTCAAAAAATGACTAACTAACAGCGGTCGAACCATATAACCAAAGGAAAACTCATGAATGAAAATCCGAAAAGCGTTCTCATCTGTGGTGAGAGCGGTCATGGTAAGTCTGCTTCTCTCTTGGGAATCAAGGACAGAAAAGATGTTCTGTACTTAAACTGCGAGAGTGGCAAACCGCTGCCATTCAAAAACTCTTTCAAGAAAAAGACGATCACTGATCCTGAAGACATCATTGATTATCTGGATCAACTGGAACAAATGGGGTCCGAGAACCCCTACAATTTCGTCGTGATCGACACTGTGTCATTCATGATGGATATGTACGAAACGCAATACGTTCTAAACTCTTCAAACACCATGAAGGCTTGGGGTGACTATGGTCAGTTCTTTAAACGACTGATGACAGCAACTGCGAAGGTGGATGCCTTCTTCATCATGCTGGGTCACTTGGATGCCTTCTTGAATGAAGAAGAAGGGATGATGCGTTATCAAGTTCCCGTCAAAGGGGCCTTGGCCAAGAAGGGATTGGAAGCCTATTTCACGACTGTGATCTACGTCAAAAAGATGCGGATCAAAGACATTGAGAAGGCCAAGATCCAGAATCCTCTGCTGAATATCTCGGCAAAGGAAGAACGACTTGGCTTCAAACACGTCTTCCTCACTGAATCGGACAAGACCACAATCGGTGGTCGGATCCGCTCTCCTCTGGGAATGTGGGATGATGATGAACTCTACATCGACAACGATGTGAGTCATGTTCTGAAGCGATTGGTCGAATACTACGCTGAAGATTAACTCTTCTTTTTTGGTTTCGATTACGATTACGATACGACTAACCTCATGCAAAATAAGGAAAACTTCATGAGCAACATTTTCTCAAACAAAAAATCCGCCAAAGGTGAGAAGGTCGAAGACGATTTTCTAGGTGGTGGCGGTGGTGTTCTTGAAACAGACATCTATCCGGCTGAAATTAAGTATGCCTTCATTGGTAAAGCTTCTTCATCAGAAGCTCGTAACCTGACTCTTTGTCTGAAGATTGGTTCTTCTGAAATCACTCGTCAGATTTGGATGACTACCCGTAATGGCGATGTCACCTACAAAGATAAAAAAACTGGTGAAGATAAAAATCTGCCGGGATTCAACCAAGTAAACAGCCTATGTATGTTGGTATGTTCTAAAGAAGTCGGTGACATGGATGTTGAGGAGAAGATCCTTAATCTTTATGACTTCGATTCCAAACAAGAAGTTCCTCAGACTGTGAATTGCTTCACCGATCTTCATGGTGAAAAAATCCAAGTAGCAATCCAAAAACAGATTGTAGACAAAACTAAAAAGAATGAATCGACTGGTGATTATGAACCAACTGGCGAAACTCGTGCCATTAATGAATTTGTAAAATTCTTCCCGGAAACTGTCGCTGTCACAATCTCAGAAGTTGCACATTACATTAAGTCTTTGGGGGGTGACTTCGATGAAGTCCTGTCTGATGGTGACCTGAACAAAGCTATCTCTAAGATGGAAGACGGTGATTATGCAACTAAATGGTTGGATAAAAATCGTGGAGAAACATGGGATCGTTCTACAGGCAAGACTGAAGGAAAAACCTTCAAAGATAGTAACTCGGGTGGTTCCACCGAGAAGAAGCAAAAATCGTCGTTGTTTGACGATTGATCCTATCGGATCTACTTTTAGATGCAGTGAAGGAGTCGTACTCAGTACGACTCCCTTACATGGTCAACGTCAGTAAGAAGACTACTAAAGCTATTAATCTGAACGTTTATCGAAATTTGCATCACCACCATCTTAACACTCAAAAGAAAAATTTTCATGAAACAGTGAAACCGCTTCTAAGGGATAAGCCAAAAGCTAAAAAGATCTGGATCCATTATGAGATCTTTGCACCCAGAAACGGAATACTTGATACCATGAATGTCGGATCCATCGCTGATAAGTATTTCAGTGATACGTTGGTGGAAACTGGGAAGATTCCAGACGACAATCAAAAACATGTCGTTTTGAACACCTTCTCTTTTGGTGGTGTGGCTCCAATGGATGGCCACATCATTGCAACAGTCAATATTTTAAAGGAGCTAGAAATGAAAATTCTACTCGATCAAGAAGACATCCAAAACGCTCTGAACACATACGTTAAGACTCTAAATATGCCCAATGCTGAAAACGCAACTGTTGAACTCAGCATCGACTACGATGAGTCTGCAAGCGAAAATGATCAGATCGTTGCTGAAGTCATGATGGGTGAAGCAAAACCCAAGAGCAAAGGTGGACGGCCTAAAGGATCCACTACCCGCCAAAAACCTACTCCTAATAAGGAAGAGGTAACAAATGCTGTGGAAACTAATTCTGAAAGAAGTGGCAATGGCACTGATTCAGGAGGAAGTGACTCGGCAGAGACACTTACTCAAACAGGATCGGAAAAAGCTCCGAAAGAAAAGCCCAACTCGGGAAACCTTTTTGGGGACTCGGAAGACCCCTCCTCGGACTCCATCAAAGAGACTGAAAGTGGTTCAACTGAGAAAGAAACCCCCAATCCTGTGAAGTTAAGCACGAAGAAGTCGAGCATTTTTGATGCTGACTAATCTCCTTAAAAAGGTGGCTCTCTTGATAATAATCTTGGGAGTCGCCATTTTATTTATCTGCCTTGCTCCTATTTTAATAATAGGGTTGTGGCTCCTATTTTGGGGTTTGATTGCTCTGATGGTTTTCTCCTTCATCATTTGGGTAATCATGGAATGGCTCAAAGAAGATTGAGCCAACCAAGAAGAGTATGTTTCATTCATCTGAACGAACTTCACAAATCGTAGACGGAGATGGAGCCAGAGAATACTGGATGCCTATGTGTAAGTCATAGCGAAACAAATTATTTCTGGGTATCAGCAGCCGGTAAGGACTGATGATGTAATATAGGAAAATAAGGGATTAGCCCCAAAGTCCTGTTGAACGAAGAGATGTGTCTCTTCGCCCAGTCCATTAATTCCTTTCTGGATTAGTCTCCAGACGGGATTGGAGCTATCTGTGGCTGCCTAAAATCACAGATCGTTTACTACCAACCCGATATGTGGGTAGCACGTAGGGAAGATCAATGCGTAGACCAAAGAGAAATGACTAGCTCGCGTCTTCATGGGATTAGGGGAGGGGGTACGAGGCCATACCTCTCCCCCCCATTCTTTTTAAGCAGTAAGTGCCATTTTAGCACTTAGTCTAAATTGCTTAACAGATTAACCCAAGGATTCAGTTCAGGTGCATCGAATAGCATTTCATAGCCGGTAGCATAGTCTAGTCGGTCTTCATAAATTACAGTGAAAACGTTGTCCTGAACTGGTGACCCTACATCAGTAATTGAGTTTATAGCCAAAGCCCGAAAAGGATTCTGACGGATCTGTTTCATTGCAATTTTTGCAATTCGGATCTTAAAGGCCATAAACCAAGTGAGACCAGCACTCTCCAAAGCTGAACGAGTACGACCCGGCAGCAGGGTAAAGTTGACGAATTCTTCGTTCATCTGAATCAAAGCCTGCTCCTTACTAAGTCCCTGAGAAATCAGGTGGTCGTAGTAAATAGACTTAGCCAAGAAATCTCCATATTGGGTTGCCCGATTAGCAACTTTATACAATTTGGTAGATTTTGAAACCAATCCCAACTTCGCAATATCAGCAACTTTTTCAGGCAACTTGTCTGCTATAGACTCCATATAATCTCCAATTTGACCTTTGGAGATATCTACATCCAAATTAGTAATACCTTCAGATAATTGTTTATAAGCACCAGCTTCAATCATAGGAGCAATAGACATCTGAGCAGTCAAATCTTCAATAACTTGAACTTTTTCTTCTAATCGTTTCCGTTGATTTGAATTTGGAAGAGCCAATTCAATTTGTGCTTTCAACTCAATACGTTTTGTCACATTTTTCTGATGTTCTTCAATCTCTGCCAATTTTGAACGATATCCACGAATAATCTGTTTTGTAGATACACCATTCGTGGCCAGTTGAATAATATTAGCCTGAGTATTAGCTAAGGGCACCACAAGAGAGCGAACCACAATAATATCCTTGGCCGTGGATACAGTTCCCTGAAGAATTTCTTCAGCCTGAACTAACCAACGCATTGCCTTACGTTTTAGAACAGTCTCAGTGACTATACGAACTGCTGCTTGAACAGCATCAGGTAATCTGGTTTTACCAGACCACATATCAGCCAGAGAAGCTTCTCTATAACCAACGGAAAGATTAACCATATCTTTTCGGACCATAAAACCATCACTACCAAATTTTGAATCAATATAAAGTTTTGTAGCTTGAGGGATCAGTTTGAAAGATTCTTTATAAATTGGATCACTAGTATCTTTCAAATTTATGAATAGATCATCTGTTCCACGCTTACGTTGGATCCAGATATCTTTAAGAGAATCTATCAATTCACGATTATATTGATCAGCAAGCGATTCTTCAACTTGACGACCAGCCCAAGCACCTAACATCACACCAAGATTCTCATCCCGACGATAATGTATATCCATCATTTCAGGAGAGATTGTTCTCTCAAATCCTTGAACAGTACCATCTCCAGCAAATACTGGAATCAAAGTTTCACCTTGGTTTTCTAGGATAAAACTCGGATCATTTAAATCATTTATAAAATTTTCAACCGTTCCATCTCCAGAAATATAACCAGCAGTTTCACCAGTAACAGTCAAACCTGTATTTATATCTACACCTCTATAGGTATGAGCAACATTCTGCATAACACCTTGAGAATAAGAACCTTGACGACGAACATTGGATACATAGTAAGAACGAGGGAAAAGAGATCCAATCTCACCAGTATATTCATTCATTTTTACATACCCTTTTCTCTCCATCAGCTTTTGTTCTTCATCTAGAGCGATAGTAATATGAATGTTATTAGTACCTTCATTTGGGATGTAACCCTTATAACCATTCAAACGAGCAGCCTCAGTAGTGGCTTTACTTTCCTCTGCTTCATTAAGACCTTGAATATAAGATATCAAACCTGTCAGAGCAGCAGGTTCATTCTGCCAAAGTTGTACGGTTTCTTCCCGTACATCCGAATCCATGCTATCAATAGCATAAAGTGTTACCAAACGATCAATCATAGGAACTAAAGACTTATCAAAGTTCCCATCTAAATTGAAAGCAATCGCATAAGCATTTCTAATTAGAAGTTTACCAGCACCTTTTCCATTCATAAAATCAGCAAGTTGACTAGCTTTTTCTTTCGCATCATTGAAAATATAGGGCAGTAACTTTTGTTGAAGTTGTTGTTCTACTTTTTGAATAGCAGCCTTACGACGTGCCCCTTCTTCAAGCAACTGCATAGAAAATTGCATTCGATTTAGATCAACAATAGAAGTAAAGTCAGTTTTAGCCAACGTGTTGAACATTGATGACCACTGCTCTTCATTAGGAGCCTCATTAAATTGACGTTCCAGAATACTCGGAAGATCCTCACGATATGCCTGACGAAGACCAGCAATTGCTGCGTTCACCTTATCAAACATAGCAATGACTTTGGAATTCGTAGAATCAGAACCCACAAACTCAGCTACTAGTTCTCGAATTGGAATTATAGACAGAATTGGAAGACCCATATGGGTGACATCCTTGACAGCTTGTGCAGTTAGATCAGAACCCGGTTTATCCAATAGATTAGTTGCAAAGGTTACAGCAGAAGTTAGATATTTAATAGTGTTTGAACGAGTTGACTCTTTCATATCTGTATCAACTTGACGCATCTTCAAAGCCGTACTTTGTAACATTCCAGACAGATACTTATCAGCTTTATTCAAAGTATTATTTACAACATGGAGAAGTCGATATTCTTTCTCCTTATCATGTTCAATAATTGTCTTAGAAATTATACTAAGAACATCTGAAGGAAACTCACCAGCTTGTTCCAGAGATCCTGTTAACTTCCTCATAGTAAAAGATGAAGCATTAGTGAAAAATTGATTCAAAGAGCCTTGTACAGCAGTTTGTCCCTCAGGAGCAGGAATTTGATCTAGGACAGCACGAAACTTGGCAGAGGTTTGGCTAAGACCAAACATCACCGCGATAGCATCCGAAACATCACCCTGTTTATATCCACCAAAGCTATTAAGAACAGCACTATATTCTTGGTTCGCTTCAATTCCAGAGAACATCTCCGGAGTCATATTGTCTACGACGTGTTGGAATACACGAGTCAAAGCGATACGAGCATTCGCATCGAGTTTCATACTAGACAACATAATTCCGTAGATTGCTTTAAAAGTCGATTGATCTTTGCGATTGGCTAAAAAACCAACCTGACGAAACCCATGAATAACTTTTTGAGAATTACGAATATCTTTGATACTTTTATTTAATTGACCATCACGTAGTTTTGGATCCAAAGAAGCTAGGTATTCTTTCCAGTTTGAAATCCAATAATCGAGATGTTCTTCAAAAGGAGGAGTCGTTTCATTACCAACATCATTACCATTTCCATCCCCACCAGTACCCTCATCAACAGTTGGTTCATTCAGAACTTTGGTGTTGAAAACCAGATGATCGAACATTGTAGTAGGAACCCCACCCATAATCCGACGCATCAATTGCACAACCTTTTTGGTAATCTCCACGATCTTGGAATCAGTGTCCTTCAAAGTCTTTCGGACCTGAGTATTTGCTAAACCATAGGCCATGAATTCATTCACAGCAGCAGCTTGGCTTTCTGCATCAGGATGAGCCAATTGACGAAGAATAGAGGTCTGGGCTTCCAAAACCTTCTTGTCTGAGGACTCAATCCCCAGAAACTCCTGCATGAGAGCTTCCAGACGAATCACAGCCTGATTAGTATTGCCATTGTAATGCTCCAGCACCTTTGTGTAGGTCGCAGCATGAACCATCTCATGTAGCAGCGTCTCAGGCTTGTTAGTGCTCATGAAGATGACATCGTTCTTGTAGTCATACTGACCTTTGGCTTTCAAAACCGTACCATCATCAGGTAGATTTTCCTGCCGATATTTATTCAATTGATCTAATGTACCAAAAACTATCCGAGTTTCACCCATCAAAGGTTTCAGTATATCAACAATTTGTTGTTGTTGCTCAGTCCAACGAGCTTTATTTAATACCGCAGATGCAGTCGATTCATGAACATCAGTGCGAACATCTTCTATTTGATCAGTAGTTCCCTCCAATTCCTTTTCAATACGATGGTTCAGTTCGTCAAAACGAACTTCTTCACCATCACGTTGAAAACCAACATCAGAACCACCCATCTGATCCACAGAGACGGCCAGACGTTTGAATACAGCCTTCCGAGCACGGTTCTGACGAAGACGTTCCTGAAGCTGTCCCAGCAGATCTGTGGTGCCTGTGGCTACCACAGAGGATTTTTTATTCTTATCCATAGTGTCATTAAAAGCTTCACTCAAAAGATCTGCATCAGATGCACGCTCAAGGAAGCCCTCGAAGTTCGACACAGCCATCGAGAGAACATCACGATCCCAAGACTTTAGAACTTGTTCGTTCACATAGGGAGCATATTCCTTCACTTTCCCGACCGGAACATCCAGACCATCGAAGATCCCCAGCACGTCGTCGGGAGCACCTTTTGAACCAAAGATAAGATTCATCATCATGGCATCACCAGTACCAATGATCGAATAAGGAATAGCTCGAACACCTATTTCATTAGGACGACCCATACGAGCACCAGTCCCCAGTTTCTCATCAAAGTTCGAGGAGAGACGGAGATCAGTCAAAGTTTTCTCAAACCCACCAATAGCAAGAGTTTGTTCGTCAGACGTGAAGATTGGAGACAGGCTATAAAGTTCGTCTTCAATCTCACGGAATACCCGACGAGGGATCTGACCTATCTGAGGGTTTCCATCCTTGGTTCGACCAATGACTTCATCCTTGGCTAGTTGCTCTGCACGCTCAGCCAACATCTTGTCGTACATCTTTTGGAGATATGATTGCTGAACATTGGTTGAGAAAACCAGTATATCATTTAATTCACGGATCTTGGTTCCAAGAGTATCACGAGTTGCTTCAGTGAGAACTTCACCCAAACTGAAACGAATAGCAGTCCGGAATTTGTCTACTTGTTCTTTAGAGAACACAAAGTCACGGTTGAAGTTACTGGGAAGATTGAGACCCAGACGCTCCATGTCTTTCTGAACACCCGAATAGAAATACAGATCGAAGTCTGCATTGTCGGGCATGGTCTGGAGTTTCGTGTAGAATTCCAGTAGCATGTCATCTGCCAGACCAATGGCCACACCCAGAACACCAGAACCATAGTTCACCTTAGTCATTGGATTCTTGGCAGTATTCCGGGTCATGGTGACGCTTCCATCCTCATGCATTTCCAGATTACCAAAGGCGGAAGCCAGACGGCTGGCAGCCATACGCTGTTCAAACTGCCAAGGCTTCATGATCTTTCGACCCCATTGCATCATTCGATCACCAAGTTCAGCAACCGTCTCATACAGATCTTTCTTGCCCTGAGAGAAATACCGATTAGTGGTCATGTCCTTGGAACCAAGGAAGAAACCTATACGCTGGAAATTCTCATAATCTTCACGAGTCAGAGTTCCTTGACCGTAGTTCACCATCATGTTGGCTGCACCATTAGTCAAACCATCGAGTTCAAAACTTAAAGCAGTGGTGAATTCAGCATCTCCATTTTCACGAGCGATTTCCATTGAAGCCACAGCCTCGATTGCACCCAGAATCTGAGGCTCAACTTCACCTACCGCATCAGCGAATGCTTCACCGTCAAAGTCTTCATTGTTCAGAAGAGCTTTAACCATATCCTTGGCTACACCGTATTTGTCAGTGAAGTTCTTTTGGACTGTTGCCAAAATGTCACTATGTGCTTTCTTCTCAACTTTGAAGAGATCAGCAGCCTGAGCAATCCCCAACCAAAATGAATCCATATCTGTCTCAAAACTGAGAGTGCTCCATGTCGAAGTTACCAGCATACGTAGCAGCTTGTTGGACTGTGGGTTCGGACCTTGATACTGGTGACGGCCAACCTTTGTCACACCCACCGGGTAGAAGATCGGAGTCACGTTGTCTCCCAAAGCATGACGAATGTCAGATGCTTCTTGGAGGTTCTGACGGATCGAAGCATTCTTACCAATCACCGATTTTTTGATGATCGGATGAGTGATACTATCTACGTCAGTACGATAGCCCATGATCCGAGCCAGTGCAGTTCCACCAATACCCTCCAATAGGGTTTCACGAGTTTTGCTTAGATAATGGGGAGTATCCTGCATCTTTCGAAGAGCAGCTTGTTCCAGTTTGGAAAGAAACACGTTCCCACGATCCTGTTTTCGAGCCACATGGGAAATCTTCTCCCCAATCGAATACCGCTGACGAGCTTGGTTGAAGAGACCTTCCCGGACAGTGTTGATAATACCCGGACCACTAGCATCCTTGATCGTTTTCTGAATATTTTGAATATTCTCAGTATTTACCAGAATGGTCTGAGCTTCTTTTTCACCTTCACGGTTCAGATCAATCGTAGACAGTTGGATAATCTCCATTTCATCCAGAACCGTCAAGATTTCAGCAGCGAAACCATGAGTAATACCTTCCAGATCATTGACCCCGGATTCGGTATTCTCACTCACATGCCACAGACGACGAAGGTCTCCAGCCAGAGAGTCTTTCAGTTGGCTGGGAGGAATACCATGCATAATTGATATCAGGTCTTCCTCTTTGATCTCGTTCAGGGTGACACCCAGTTTCTCCAAAGTGTCATCCAGTTTATTGGGATCAGATCCCATTGCCATAGCAGTAAAATCCACTACAGCAATTATAGCCAGTTTCAGCATGTTTTCATCATAGGTTTCTGTTTCTGGATCCATGATTGCAGCAGCTTTGAACTTTTTCAGGCCATCACGACCTTCCTTGTAATGTTGGGCCACAGTCTTGCTGATACCCGAATACTTCACCTTCTTCTGAAGTCGAGCATTCATTCGCTGAATGAAGTCAGGGAGTATACTTTCAACAACATCTAGATACCCTTGGTTCATTACCGAGTCTTCACGACTGGTTGTTAAAAAATCATCCAAGTTTTCAATAATAGGATCACCATCTTGTTCATTGAAACTATTGGTAAACTTCTCCCCAACCTTACGACGGGGTTCGACGACCTGAGCTTCTTCTTGAACAGGAGTTTCGATCTCAGCTTTCTGCTCTTCAGAAAGAGTACCATCTACGTCGTGATCAAGAATGGTGATCTGGTTATTGGACTCAGCAATCACCATACCTTCCTTGTCATTGAACAAGAAGACCGAATCATATCGACCTTCAGCCTTGGCTTGTTCAATAGTTAAGGAGTTGGCCAGCCAATAGTCCTGAGGATCCATATCATTCGGGATTTGCTCAGTCAAAGGATTGGCCAAGGAGACATTCATCTCCATCAGTCGAAGGGTTCCAGTTCCATCACCTTTGGCAAAGTCACGAGCCAGACCTTTCCGAGTGGTCAGGAAGATTCCACCATCACGAAACTCAGAGAACACAGCATTGGTCCCGTGATAAAATTTCACAGGATTTCCATTATCATCAACAATGGTATCAGTCTCTGGTTCAATGGCTATATTAGGAGCTTCTTCAGTCAACTCAATGACTTGCTCCTCAATTGCAGCTTCTTGTGCGTCTTCGATTTCCTCATCGACGGCTGTCGCCGTCTCTTCGTCAATCTCAGCCTGCTCAGAAACTTCAACCTCGTCGATAGTCTCCGAAGGGGTGACTTCTTCTTGAATCTCTTGGTCCTGCTCCTCAGAAGCTGCTGTCGCAGCTTCCTCGTCGATAGCCGTTGGCTCTTGTTCGGTTTCTGTCGTTTGTTCTTGTGTTGTTTCCTGTTGCTTACTAGCAGTTTCAGGAGGATTAAGAATGATAGGAACCAAAGGTTCAAGACCTTCAAATACCTCAGGAAATTCTTCCAAAAGGATATTAAAGGATTCAATCAATGTATTCTGATCAGCAGTAACCTGTTGTGCAAATGCAACACTTGAAGAATTACCAGCAGAATATCGTACAGGTTTTTCCCAACGATTAGCAGGGACGAAAACCTCACCACCACGTAAACCAGAGAATTTCTTGGCACGACCAGAGATAGTACCTTGATCATTGGTGTAAGAATCAGCCAATGATTCATTCAAAGCTTGTACCTTGTTCTGCATGTGCTGACCAAACTTACGCATAGATTCAGCTACTTTCTGAACCGAAACAACTTGTCCTTTCTGATTCACAATTGTCTTATTAGGGGATTGAACACCCACGATAATATCACGATTAAAGTCGTTGATTGAACGAAGAGAACGACCAGCAGTATCTACATAACCTTCAGCTTGGATTGAACGAGAGGTGTTCTCTACCGATTTTACAGGACGAGTAGAACGATCTACCTGTGTAAGTCCAATGTTCTCATTATTCCGAATTTCAATCTGAGTTCCTACATTCGTATTGATCAAATTAGCCAGTTTGGATGCCACACGAACGTACTTTAAATCTTCAGGAGTAATCTGTTCATCCGATTCCTCAAGGATCTTATTGGCAGTTTCCGGATTCACATTCGTCGGATTGGTTTTGGCCACGTTCAAAATAGTGATAGGATCCTGAACATCTGTCGTATTTAGATCAATCTTAGCAGATTCCTCTTGAATCTTTTTTACCAATTTTGAGGAAAGAACCCGACCCAATTGTTTTTTGGATTTTCCCGTTAGTTGGTTTACCAACCCTGAGAGTTTATTCAATTGAGTAGCTGCATAGGCAATATCAGCCTCAGTAGCTTTGAAATCTTTTGATCCTATTTTTGCAACAATACCAGTAATATTCTCCATTAGAGTACGATTTTCACCAGCAATACCACTCATACTTTCTGGAACTGGATCTGAATCAGGTTGAGTAACAGCAATTTCTACAGTGTCTTCAAGCTGACCACTTGCTACTTCTTCATGAAGAGTTTTCGTGACATCCAAAACGGCTTGTACAGACGAGGATACTTCACCTGTGTCAGGACGATCAGCATATCCCTGAACAGCCTCAGAAACCCGTCCAGCAGTAGTAGATATAGTTTGGGTAGCGGCTTCAATAATTGGACGAGAAGTGGTTACAATTTCATCAACAATCGCAGCACCAATACGACCACTACGAGCAGCAAAAGAAGGTCCACTATCTTCTCCCTCTGCTACAAGAGCATCCACAATATTACTAGGAATATTCAACGTTCCGCGTACAGTACTGGGAATTGCAGATACACCTGCCATACCCACACCTGCAAGAGCACCAAGAGCAGCTTCTTGTCCAACACCTTCCAAGACACCACGACCAATATTACCATATTCTTCAATAGAAATATTTCGGTTTATAGTTCCAGAGATACCTTGACCAGCTTCTTCAATACCCTCACCAGCAATTTGAAGAAGACCTTTGGTAATACCTATATTAATAAATGAACCAAGAGGCATAGCTTCAAACTTGTTGGTAATGAAACCAAGAGCAAGAGAAGGAATAATCTGACGTACAGCAGCGGTTTCAGCCACCATACCTGCAAGTTGAACCTTGGCTTCCTCAGGAGAGAGACCTTCAGAAACAAGACCTTGCATAATAATAGAGGAAATCATCAGTTGATCTGTGTCTTGGCTCATCACATCTGTGACAGCTTCTCCATATACACCAGCAACTTCAGGAACCGCAGCAGCAGCAGCAATACCAGATGCTTGAGCAACTCGTTGAGCAATTAAATTACGAGTAGCAGCAGCAGTTAAACCCTTAGCAGCAAGTCCACCAACACCAGCAAGAGGGGCAGAAGCTACTAGAGAACCAACACCATCTGCAATAATTGAACCAGCAAGAGCAGGATCTCGGAGGTTTCGTTCAAGAGCATTCAGTGCATTACGACCCTCACGAGCCATGGCAGCTTGATATTCAGGGACACCAGCAGCGATGTCTGCTTCATATTGCACCTGAGAAGTTTCGTTATCAAGTTGACCTTCAATGGCTTCAAAAGCCTGTTTTTCTTGAAGAGTCAGTGAGAGGTTTTCTTGTTTAATACCAGCAGAAATTTCCCGGTGGGCTGACATTAATTCAGCAGCACGACTAGCACCAGTAGTGTTATCATCGCCATCAAAAGCACCTTCTGTGTATCCCGCAGCAAGAACACCCAAATCACCAACTCCACGATATAGAGCAGAAGCTGCGTCCACAGCCATATCAGAGAGTGCTTCAGGAGTTGAACGTACCGATTTACGTACATCACGATAACGATGCTGACCTTGAGAAAGTCGATATGCATTTTGTTGAACCTCTGCACCATATTTTGCCCTGAGTTCAAGATCATTCATATCTTGAAGATCTTGACTGAATTCATCAGTAAATTCAGCATTTGCTGTCAATCCAATTCCATAACGATCTTGAAAGCCAACATTACCAAGAGCTTCGATCAAAAAATCGTCAGTAGGGCGTGTGTTATTAGACATAGTGCAATCCTGTAGATGAAGGTTACGTCATTCTACTTTCACACTATGCCAAAGTTTTCAAGTGCTACTGTCGAGCTTCTTCTGCAACTTGTGTAGAAAATATTGCAGCCATTTGAGCATCTAGAGCTTGAATCTGCGATTCAAGAGCACTTCGACGAGGATCATTTTCTTTCATTTTCGCTAATTGAGTACGAAAACGATTGCGTTGATTCTCTAATTGACGAACTTGTGTCTCTTGAATCTGAAGACGACTACTACCACGATCATAATCACGACGTGATTCAGGGCTAAGTTGTTCCACCGCAGTTTGAACCGCATCTTTATTAAAACGAGAACGAATAGTATTTCGACCATAAGGATCACGGTTGAATACATCACGCATTGCAACAGCAACTACTTCAGGAACAACACCAAATTCATTGGCGTATTCGTTAATCAAATTACGCATCTTATTTTCATCGAAACCAGATTCACCAAAAAGACCTAGAACAGCATCAGGATTTTCACCATCTTTGCCCAAACCAAGATCAGTAATGAGACTAGTAGTTGGATCGTCATAATACCGACTAATATCACCTAGAGCACGATTCTGATCATCACCTTCAAACTGACGACGTTCAAAGGCTAGACTATCTTCAATAGCTCGATTCAAAGCCACATCCTCTGCTACAGCAGGAGCAAGTTCAGTCTGAAGAGATGCAGATTCAGAAATCATGGCTTCAGCAGCAAAACGTGCAGTCAAAGCCTCAGAACTAGAAAAATTACCAGAATCTTTTGCTGCATCTTCAACAGCCTTTGCGACTTGATCAGGAGTAATGTTATTGGGGTTTGAAACCGCAGCCGAAATAAATGCAGCAGTTGCATCCCGTTGAGATTGAGCAAGTTCTTCTGCCAATCGTGTATCACCTTCTTCAATGGCTTTATCCGAACCAGAGAGAATGGAATTCACATCTTCCAGAGATAGAAACTCTGAATTTGATACAGCAGCAGAAAGAATATCACGAGCAGGAGTAGCACCAGAACGAACATCTGCGGTGGCGGCTTTTATATCGAAACCATTAGCACCAACATATTTAGCAGTACGTGAACGAGCATGTTCAGCAGCAGGACGAAGAAAATTATTAACAATATTAGATCCAGCTTCACCAGCATTTTGGGATTGACGTATCACATCCCAAGCACCAGCTTCAGTAGTATTGAGTTCTTCCATCAGAAAATCTAGTTGATTATCAATGGTATAACCATCTTTTCCATACTTAGTTTCAAATTTTTCTCGACGAGGGCCAGTCAACTGGTAGAGACCTTTACCACGAGTACCATGAACATTAGGAACAGATTCAGTAACTCCAACATTAAAACCGGATTCATCTTGAAAATTCATCATGAATCCTTCGGCAATATGTGAAGGCATTCCACGATTAATCAAACCTTGATAAACCTGACTCTGAGCACTTTCAGTAGAAACACCATATCTACCATGTTGTTGACCTTCAGAACGAGCAGCAACAACTTCATCTGACAAACCAGCAAGTTCTGAACGTCGACCTTGACGCCAAAGATTATCATCCATCGCAATACCATGAAGGTCTTCTGCACGATTACCTGCTTGTTGAGCTAAACCAAGACGACCTAGACGATCTGATGTAATCGACCGTTGGTTTGCAAAATCTAGAGACTCTGCACGATGACCATATAAAGTATTCAACATATCTTTAGATACACTACGACCTTCTAAACCCCCACCTTGCAGCCATGTATCGAGTTCTTCTTCTGAAGAAATTCCTGCCAATTCTTGCATTACTTCAGCGTCTGCTTTGGATTCTAGACCTGATTGGTATTTGGAGAGGATATCTGAACCAGTTTCCATTCCTCGATTAAAAGAATCACCAGCACGTGCAAGGGCTGCCGAAGCAGCACTAAGATCTGGGGCGCTAAGTTGACGCCACTGAAGACGAGGATCAGCCATGAGAGTATTCCTTATAGACTATGTTCATCGAGATAAGACTCAGTATCGGCACTGGATTTACCTTCAGTGTGATGACGAGCACGGATCCGATCTTCAAGAGCAGTATTATAAGTTTGGGTTTGATTTGCCAAATTAGTCTCAAAAGTGTCTTTAGCAAATGAAAGTTGTTGTTTTGCAAGTTTATTCTGTTGATAGGTATTCCACAAGTTTCCAAGAACTTGAACACCTCCAAGAATCAGACCTGCACCTCCATCTTTAGAAAAGAAAGGAGAATTTTGTTGTTGACCAACACCAGATTCGGAACCAATTGCAGGACCAACAGTAACATTAGGAGCTTGAAGTGCACCTGTTCCTTGAACTGTCCCTAAAGGAGCCATCATAGTCTGCATAAGACCTGTTCCAGTAGTTCCTAATTGAGCACCCGAAAGGGTTGGATCTGTATATTGAAGTCCGTTTATCATGGCATCAATTCCTTGGAAGTGTTTGTTGTATATCAACGAAATCATAAACCATTGACTGAGTAATCTTAATGATGTCAGTTCCAGTCATAGTTGTTCGTTGGATAAACTCATCTGCGGTTTCGGGCATATAACCACGAGATCCACGGCGTGAGACATTGCCATATACACTGCTTGTAAGAGAAAGTGGATTAAAGTTCAAATCGTTTCCGCCCAATCCTTGAATAAGATTGTTAATATAATCCATTTGTTGTTCATATTCTGATTCAGCTTCTTCTAATTCTTCTAACTTGATTGCGATATCACCTTTTACCCAACCAGCATAACCATTGGCTAAAGCATTTCCCAACCCAAGAAGACCTTCTGTACTGAATAAATCCAGCCCTGATACAACAGCCCCAATAGCAAAACTAGCAATTGCTGCAAAAATAGCACCCCATTGCTCACCAAAAAGCTCTGTACCCACAGAAGTAAGAATTTGAGACACAACAATAGAAGCAATATAATTTGCTGCTACACCTGCCACAATAGCTGCCGTTCCAGTAAGACCTAAGCTTGCACCAATAATGGCATTAGATCCAAGAATACCACCTCCTGCGGCAAAAGTTGCTGGTGAAATAATTACTGCAACTACAATAATTAAGACTACTAATAGAATCTTAAACAAAAATGATTCATACCATTTCTTTTTCACTACTTCATATGAATTAAAAAGAATATGTACATTAGCTGTAGCCATTTGAGTAGCATCAACTAATCCCATAGCTTTTACTGTAGGCATGTGAAGTGGAATTATGAAACCAGAAATATCAGAATCATCTAGTGCTTCTTTACTGGTAATCTTAACGCTTTTACCTCCATAAACATAATTATGATGAATTAAACCAGTAATTGTTAACTTACTGTATTCAGTATCTGAAACCTGAAAATACATAATTATTGTTGGAATTGAGTTCAAAGTGTCTCGAACTGTATAAAGACCATTTTGATCTTGCAGACCTTCACGTTCTACCCACTCAAGATCTGGTCCATTTTCGAACATGGTTTCACCAGGGTTAGCGGGTCGAGTGTTTCCAAGTATATCTTTAAAAGTGTATACACCAGTTACTTGAGTTTTTTCAATATGAGTCCACTGAAGACGAATATCAAAATGATCTTCCAGTTCAGCATGATCAGATTTAAGCTTCAAAACCGTAGCTTCTGGAGTAGATATAGTGGGTACTACAGGAGGATCAACTCTAGATTCCCATTCAATATTAGTTTCATTTTCCCAATCTATTAATTCTTGAAGTTTAATTTCATATTCTGCCACTTGTGTAGCAAAATCCGTCATTGTACTACTAGTAGTATTTTGAAATTGAATCATCTCTTCAAAGAATTTGAAGATATATTTTCGACAAGCATTTTCTTTTACATTCAAAGATGCTCCAAATATTATGTAAGCATAATCAATATCGTCGATATCTGGATTATCAGCAATATCTGCTAGAATACTACTAATAGATTTATTTGTAGTTCGTTTATATGCTTTTTTTGTTTCTTCATATAAACCATTAGTATCATAAGGAGCTTCATCAATTGATTTATTATCCAAACGAAGTGGTAGTAACGGAAAGAATTCTTGCCAATTAGTCATATCCAAATCATTAGAAAAAGCATCTAAATTAACATTTCCAGTTCCAACTTCGTAAATAAAGATTTGTTCACCACCTACAATTGTATTTTCATAGATTGTTTGAGTATCAAGTTTTTGAATCCATGATTCATTAACTTGTTCTCCGGTTGTAACTTGAGTTGTAGTTCTAATTACCCCACCACCAATATCTTCATTAATAATAACAGTATTGGAATAACCTCCAATTACACTATCAGTACCAGTAAAAGTATATCGTTCAAAAAGACCTTCAGTCTCTAAACCAACAGTACCTATCCATGTAGTTTGTTCCCAAACATCAATTGATGTATTGAGATTAGTGGCTACATCTGCATCTATAGCAGAATCTACCTCTGTAGGAGTAGAATCACTATATTCTCTAGTCTCTACCATCTCTCGTTGCAAAGTAACTGGAGTAAATGTTCCAGTAGAACTTTGCTGAATCCAATCAGTAAGATCAGGTAATACACTTACAGAAATTGGAGTACCTTCTTCTAAAGCTTCTGTATTGTCTTCTAAAACATAAAAGAATTTAGCAATAACATACTGAGATTGATAATCAAAATTAACATCAACCCAAGAGTAAAAATCACCATTAGGGAATTGTACTGAAAATGTTGATGTATTTAAGTCATAATCAGATAAGTAATCTTCTGAAACACGATTTGGATAATTCTCCAAAACCCATTTTTCAACAAAGATATCAGGATCTCCTTCTGTAAGGTAAGAAGATTGAATAGATATACTTAAACCAGCAGGAGTAGGAGGAATTGTAATTTCTCCAGCTACTACAATAGAATCTACTGCTTGGTTATTAGAAGTAGTTACAGTAGGTAAACCAGCAAGATTATTTCGTTGAGCATAATTAAAGAATGATCTTTGACTAATACCCGGTCCCTGAAAATAAGTATTAGTAATACTTTCAGACAATGATGAAGTATTCGCCAAAATTGACGAATACATTATTCCTTTTAGAAAATTTGGTCGATTTGCTTCATCTCCAGCCAAATTATATAAGGTTGAAGCAACATAAATCTTTTTTGAACCAGAGAAGATACCCATAATTAACTTCCCAGCGTGTTGTTAACCCGAACAGCAGCCAAAACTTCATTGATCTCGATATTGGTCAATTGAGTTGGAGCCGTTAGACCTTCATCTAGGGTTTTCTGGGTAATCCAACCATCAAGATACATCTTCGCAGTCTTGTGTTGAGCATCCTTAATAAAGCTGTCGATCTGTTGAGTGTACAGGTCTTTCTGTTTTCCAACAGAACCAACAACCGTTGCACCATCTGAACGAGCATCCAGAGTTTTAGAACGTTCTGCTTCACTTTGTTCCGTAGTCAAAGTGATTTGTTCACCAATCAGTGTAACTTGTGTTGGTAGAGTATTAGTGAGATTAAAATCTTTGATATCCGCATCAGAGGTCAGATTTCTTTTCTGAAGTGCTATAACACCTTGGATAGAAGTCAGACCATCACTGCGCGTATCCAAAGTATTTGCACGCTGAGTTTCTACTTGTTCTTGAATCAAAGTGGTTTCAGCAGGTTGACGTTCATCCAGAATATGTTGTTGTTGTGCCAGTTCTACAGGTAGCATAGAAGTAAGCTGGAAATCAGAAATATCAGCTTGTGTTGGGATAATCCGATCACGTTGAAGTGTCTGAATATCTTGTTCCAAAGGCTGAAGAATACGATGCTGAAATTCAGCTATAGAAGCCTGTGCAGGAAGTATACGATCTACCTGAACCTCATTCATAGCTACTGTTGATGGCATCACAGCCGTACGTTCATATTGAGAAATAGCCAATTCAGCAGGCATTTGATAATTTCGCTGGTATTGTTTAATTAGTACATCCGCAGTTACTGAATCATGAGATGCTTCTTCTGTAGCAATCTGCATCTTAGTTAGAGCATACTGAGCCGCAGTCAGGTTCAGTTGGAAGTTCGCATTAGTAGTTTCAATCTTCACTCGTTCTAGTTCCACCAAAGCAGCAGTTGCTTGAATCTCAGCAATTCGGGCTTGCATTTGTGCAGTTACAGCATTCCAGCGAGCTTGGTCTTTTTGGAGAGAGAAGGAAATAGATTGTCCAATTACCTGATTGGCAATGGTTGTATATGCTTCTGCATATTGAGAACCAGTAATACGATTACCTTTAAATTCTCGTTCAAGATGAGTATCCATTGCTTGCATGAATACATCAAATGCACCAACACCAGTAATAGTACCATTACCTTCAGTGACATCTGAAATTGTGACTCCAGCAACATCATCATACAAACCAGTAGTTGCATCAGTTGTTGGGTCAAAATTAAATTTAACATCATCAAAGTTAGGAACAGCGGGGATAGTAACCCCCGCTGTTAATGTGGTGAACAAATCATTCGCCAAAGTAGACGAATTGTCGATATTTTCAAAAGTTTGAGCCATGATTATTCACCTTTATGTCGAAGTTATGACCGATATAGCGTTATTCTCCGCTTTGGTCGATAGCCCCTCGTGCTTTCTGATCTTGAGCCAAACCAATAAGTTCTTGATCTGTTAATGCAGTAAGATACTCGATAGCAAATTTCTTCATAGAAACAGTTTTATACCGTTTGACACCAAAGTTTGCACCTTTTTGTTTCACTTCCCGACGATGGTTATAAGTTTCCGCAGCCATTGCATTCAATAGAATCTCAGGAACATGATAACCAAGTTCGTTTTCTTCACCAAAAGGAATAAACTTAGATACTTTACCAGTATACCTATTATAGACGGTTTTAATGGCACCCGGTACAGCAGAATCGTTTGGATCCATATTGGTAATTCGAACACGATGCAAACGCATGGCTTTAGCTCGTACAATTGCACGTTTCTCTGGTTCCGAAAGATTCGGTTGACGGGGATCCATTTCAGCTAGAATGGCACGAGAATGTTCCAAAATCGACTTGGGTTTTTCTTCAATAACAGGATTTTTAAGTCCAGACTGCATTTTACGCATAGCCTGCACCACAGGATCATCTTCATCAAGTTCTGAATCTTTTTCTTCGTCGAGGGCAATCTCTGCAAGAATATTTTCCTTGAGAGTAGCAATACCTGTATTTCCAGAATATTTTATACCGACATGATCAGCCACAGCGCGCAAGATATCTTTATCTTCGGTTTCCATAACAAGACTCATTAGAGCCTCAGGAGTATAATCAGTGATTGGTTTTTCCATTGGGAATTTCCTTTTAAGTTACCATGGGTAAAAGTCGCTTAACACAACCTAAAAACTAAGGCAAATTAAATGAAAAGGGCCACCCGAAGGCAGCCCTAATCAGTCGTTTAATCAGATCCATTACTCAGGGATCGGGCTATAGGAAACAGCCATACGTTCACCACGAAGCTTGATAAAGCCGTAGAAGAACTTGATCGAAGAGAAACCGATCTTACCATACGGGTCGGTACGATCCGCAGTCTTCTCGCCCGGCTTCTTCACGATAATACGGAACTTCGATTTACCTTTACCACCCATACCTTGCAGACCGATGGTAGCAAAAGCCTGATCACCAACTACCAGCAGTGGAGCCACATCGTAACGACCACCAGTCACTTGATAACCATTGTTAGTAGACTCTGCACCACCAGCACCTTGCCAACGCATCATTTGCGGAACAACCACAATACGAAGATGAGCAGTTGGAATTGCACCAATTTCACCATTCATAATCGTCGCTGCATCAGCATATTTCTCAACTGGAATGAAATCATCCCAATCCGAGATCATGATTTGCAGTTCCGAACCAATATAAGCAATACGTGAGGCCGAGACCACACGAGTATCAGTCATACGAGAACCT